TACGCGGCCGAATCCATCCCCGACGCACGGTTCGAGTACCGGTACCCGCTGCAGGCCTGGGGATGGGATCGCGCCACCTGCAAGGCGATGATCGCCGCGGCCGGCCTGCCGGTGCCGCCGAAGTCGTCGTGCTTCTTCTGCCCGAACATGAGCAAGGACGAAGTGCGCGCGCTGCCGGCCGATCGCCTGCAACGGATCGTGCTGATGGAAGCGCGGGCAAAGCCGCGGCTGACCAAGATCGACGGCCTGTGGCGCACCGGCTGCAAGGGCAAGAAGGATCCGGCGAAGAAGAAGCCCGGCACGATGACCGAGTTCATCCGCACCGAAGGCCTCCTGCCGGCGCACCAGATCGACCACATCGCGAACAACGCGCCGGCCGAGCTCATCGACCGCATGGAAGCGTTTGCCAACGGGCTCGAGATCGACGGGTGGTCCGACGTCCTCGCGAACCTCACCGAAGGTTGCATCGCAGTCTAACCAAGGAATCGACCGTTCGTCGGCTGGCGTCGAAAGTTGTTGACACGGTGCCAGCCGCGCGGACAATGGGAACTGTCAACAGACAACAACAACGGAGCAACAGATGAACTTCTACGCAAACGGACTCCCGGTCGAAGCATGGCAAGCGCGAACCCTGTTCGAGGCAAAGTGCCGGCAACTGGGATCCGACCCGGCCGACGTCGTCGAGAGCTTCGACGCGGCGTGCCAGACTGAGGAAGGCCGCGAGCTCATCGCCGAGTTCTCCGACTACAAGGTGGAGGTGGTTTCATGAACGCACTACGCGACACCGTCATCCCCGCCGGCGCCCGCTACGACGCGGCCCGCGGCGTCTGGATCTGCGGCACGCAGCAGTACGCGATGGCAGAGATCGAGGCGCACGCGGCGATGATGTCGACCGACCGTCCGTTCGCGATCGCGCCGTCGATCATCCGCCACGTCGTGCATTCGCCTGGCGGCGCCCGGATCCTGGCGGAGACGTGGACCGTCAAGATGCCCGGCCACACCCAGGAATGCCCGGCTTTGTCGTGCGCCCTCGCCTACGTCGACGGGGTGCGCCATTCGGAGCAGGAGGAGGCAATGCGCCAGGATGTCCTCGCCCATGATCGGGAAGGCACCGAGGCCTAACCAAACCGCGCCAGGCGGCGCTGCGCGGCGCCGCCGGCCACCACCCTACACGGAATCGAGATGAGAACGTTCTGGCGGCTTCTGGTGGACCCTGGCTTCCCCGACCAACCAGTCGACGTGCCGGCCCACCTGCTCCGACTCCGGTGGGCGCGTCGGCTAACGCGCTTCCTGAGCCAGTTCCGGACCGAGTTCGCGACGCTGCCGGCGGCCCGCAAGGCGCACGGCCGGCTGCAGCCGAAGGTCGGCCTGCCGCTCAACATCACCAGAGTAGAGGAGCCCAACGATGACTGAGATCAACCTGGCGGCGCAGTTCGAGGCGATGCAGATGCTGCGCGAATCGCCGGCGACGAAGGGATGGTCGCGCCTCGATAGCCTGCTGCTGCGCGACGACCTGGCCGCGATCATGGCCGAGGACGGCGTCGGACCGGGGACCGCGCGGCGTCTGCTCACGCAGCGCATCGGCGGCCTCGAGCACCTGCGGTCCTACCTCGAGTCGCTGCACGCCGGCGCCGAGAAGGGGGCCGCATGAACTTCCGCAGCTTGATGGACGACGGCGAGGGCACGGCCGGCATGGATCCCAACGTCCGCGCGAAGATTGAAGCAGCGGCGAGGGTGGGGAACCTCGAGCCCGGCCTCCCGGGCGACATCCTGGGGCTCGAGCTCCTGCTCATCTGGCTCGATGGGATCAAGGTCGGCACGAACCGCACCTCCGACGCGATCAGCGCGCATTTCGATGCCCGGGCAGCGATCGAGAAGGCGGGGTCCGAATGAAGTTCGCCCTCGCCTCCGGCATCCGCTGCACCTGCGGCCTGCAGATGTACCGGGCCATGACCGCTGACGCGCCGACCGGATTCGCGGTCGAGTGCCCGAATCCGAATTGCAAGTTCTACGGGATCCAGTTCGAGGAGCCCACCGTCGAGGTCCGGCAGATCTCACCAGCAATCGAAACGGGGAGCAATGATGGCAGCACGCAATGAAGGGTACGCAGTCGTCGAGGACGAGAAGGGCCACATCCTGGGCCTCTACATCGCGAAGACCCCGCAGCAGGCGCTCGTCGAGCACACTAAGCCGCTCGCGGCGAAGATGATCAGCGTCGCCGACGCGCAGGAGCTCATGTTCGGCGAGCACGGATTCCGCCCGGTGCGCTGCTCGAAGGTGGGCCTGTGAAGCAGATGCCGATGGAGGACTATCTCCGGCTCAAGGCCTGGTCGGCCGGAGATCTGGAGACGCTGCTCGAGCGTTGCCCGGCCGCGGCGCACGCCGGCTCCGCGTTCAATCCCGATCGCGAGCTCGACTTCAGCACGGCCGCGGACCTGGGCACGATCGCGCACTCGATCGTGTGCGAGAAGAACGAAGGCGCCGTCGACGTGATCGATCCGAAGGACTACCCGGCGAAGACCACCGGCGCGATTCCCGAAGGATGGACGAACAACGCGATCCGGTCTGCCCGCGACCAGGCACGCGCCGTGGGCAAGATCCCGGTCCTCCTCTCCGACATGGCGCGGGTCCGGACGATGGCGGCCGCGGTGCGCGCGTTCATCGAGCGCCTGCGCGCAGCGGAGCCGGCCGTCGCGCTCGCCTACGAGAAGGGACTCCCCGAGCGCGTGCTCGAGTGGACGGACCCGATCGGCAACCTGCCGTGCAAGATCCGGCCGGACATCCTGGCGCCAGACTTCTCGATCATCATCGACTTCAAGTTCACCGAGCGTAGCGCGGAGCCGGAGTCCTACTCGCTGCGTGCGATCGCCAATGGCGGCGGCTACATGCGCGCCGCGTTCTACCGGCGCGGGGTCCAGATGACGCAGCAGGCCGCACCGTGCTACCTCTTCGTCGTGACGGAGCAGGAGGCGCCGCACCTGTCGTCGTGCGTCGGCGTGGATCCGCGCGGGATGGAGATCGGCGAGCAGCGCGTCGAGCACGCGTTGAGCACGCTCGCGGTGTGCGTCGAGCGTAACGAGTTCCCATCCTATCCGGCGCGCGTCGTCTACCCCGAGGTGCCACCGTGGGTCGAATCGCGTTGGCTCGCGAAGCAGGTCGAGGCCGGGATCCCCTACGACATCAGCAAACTATTCCAGAGGAGCACGCCGTGAAAGCGAAAGCACTCGAGCTCCGCGACGACGGTACATTCATCCCGCTGCTCGCGGTCGACATCAATCCGGAGAACGACAAGCAACGCTATCTGATGCGCCGCGTCGGATACGCCTGCGACGGGCGCCCGAACATCATCATCACGCGCCTCGCGGGCGAAGGCGGGGCGAGCAATGATCCTTACGCCTGGGGCGGCCGCACGTTCCCGGTCGCGCACGACTACATCATCGAGCATTGGAACGAGCTCGAGGACGGCGATGTCGTCGACGTCGAGTTCATCCTGGGCGAGACAACTTGCGCGAAAGCGAGCGAGGGCGCATGACTATCGAATTCCGTCCCGCAGTCCGGTCGAACGTCAACTTGATGATCGGCCTCGCCGGCGCCAGCGGATCCGGCAAGACCTACACCGCGTTCCGTCTCGCGACCGGCATGTCCGGCGGCAAACGCTTCGCGGTCGTCGACACCGAGAACGGGCGCGCATCGCACTACGCCGACTCGTTCGCATTCGACGTCGCCGAGTTGCGCGAACCGTTCACACCGGAACGCTACTCCGACGCGATCCTGGCGGCCGACGCGGCCGGCTATCCGGTGATCGTCGTCGACTCGATGTCGCATGAGCACGCGGGCTCCGGCGGCCTCCTCGACATGCAGCAGGCGGAGTTCGAGCGCATGGGCTCGCGCGACGCGGCGAAGATGGCGTCCTGGATCAAGCCGAAGTTCGAGCACAAGCGGATGCTGCAGCACCTGCTGCAATTGAAGGCGCACCTCATCCTCTGCTTCCGCGCGGAGCCGAAGATCGAGATGAGCAAGGTCGACGGGAAGTGGCAGGTGATCCCGAAGCCTTCGCTCACGGGCCTCGACGGTTGGATCCCGATCTGCGAGAAGAACCTGCCGTTCGAGCTCACCGTATCGATCATGCTGATGCCCGGACAACCAGGCATCCCGCATCCGATCAAGCCGCTGCAGCCGCAGCACCAGCACCTCTTCCCGCTCGACCAGGTGATCGACGAGCGTTGCGGAGAAGGCATCGCGAAGTGGGCGATCGGCCAGGCGCTCGAGTACATCGACGAGGAGCAATGCGCGCGCCTCGAGACGATGTGCCTGGACAACAGCATCGACCTGGCGGCGTTGAAGCGCGCCGCCGGCGTCGACATCATCGCGCACATCCCGCGCGACAAATTCGACCGGGCGCTGACCTGGGTCGAGACGGCCGTCAAACGCAAGAACCAGACAGGAGAAGCACATGCTGCAGTTCGCTGAGAAGACTGCCACCATCGGCAGCGTCAACGTCCGCGCCGAAAAGCACGGAGATGAGTTCGTCCCGGCCTGCGACATCGGGATCACGCTCAACCTCGACGCGTCGGTGCTCGACATGCTCGACGAGCAGTTGCGCTCGCTGCTCTTCTGCAAGCGCGCGGATCCCGGTGACCTCGCCAACCAGGGACACCTGGCGCCGAACCTGCGCTTCCCGCTCCTGGGCGCGATCCCGTGGAAGTGGGAAGGCATGGGCTACACCGCGACGATCACGCAAGGTGTCGGCGCCGGCACGCCGATCATCGTCGAGGCCTGCGAGATCAACAAGCTCGTCCTGCAGCCGATGGAAGGCGGCACCGTCAGCGTCGCGATGCGCGTCCAGTTCCGGCCGGACGATGTCGAGCTCTACGCTGCGCTATGTCCTCTGGTGCAGCATGAGGTGACGCTGACCCTCGAGCCGCCGGAACCGGCGCCCGCGCCTTGAGCGATGAACTGCCGAAGCTGCCGATCGAGGTGGTGATGCAATCGATCGCGCAGGGGCTCGACATGATCGTCGAGGGCCGCAAGTTCGTCCTCATCGTGTTCGAGAAGCGCGACCACAGCGACTTCAACTATGTGAGCAACGCGCCGGAAGACATGCTCGAGATGCTGCGCGCGTTCGTCGCCAGGAAGACTAACTGAGGAGGCAACATGTCGGTCGTTACGAAGTTGTGTCTCTGCATGGTTGTCACGATCGTGGCACTCGTAATGTGGAACGTCGTGATACTCGTCCTGTTCACCGATCGCCAGGCCTGCGTCTACACCGGACAGATGACTGGATGGAAGGTGGAGTGGACGGTGCGCGGCGGCTGCTACATGATGACCGACACCGGCGGCGTCTACTTGAAGCGCGGATGGGAAAAGTGAGGCGCGCGCTCGAAACGTTCGCGATCGTCGCGGTGATCCTCATCGGCTATCTGCTCGCCGCGGCCGCGGCGGACTGGTATTAGGACAAGGGGGAGAGATGAGCGATGCTTCGGGTCGTGCCCATGCGCCACGCTGACGCCAACGATTTCGTTCGCCGTCTGCATCGCCACAATCGGCCAACATTGGGCGCTATCTTTTGCGTCGGTGTGGCTGATGATGAGGTGCGCGGCGTTGCTATTGTCGGTCGTCCTGTTGCGCGCAGATTGGACGATGGCGCAACGGTCGAAGTGTTGCGGGTATGCACAGACGGAGCGCGGAACGCTTGCAGCAAACTCTATGGAGCTTGTCGCCGAATCGCAAAGGAAATGGGCTATGCGCGAATCATTACCTATACGCTACCGGACGAGGGCGGCGCGAGTTTGCGGGCAAGCGGCTATCTATTGGACGGCGATGCGGGCGGCTCCGGGGCAATGTGGGCATCCAGACCGGGGCGCGCTGCGGAGACAATCGGGGACGACCTGATCGGCGGCAAGTGGAGATGGAGTTCCGCGCTGTCGCAGGACAAGGGGGAGAGATGAGCGAGCCACTATCCGCGCTGCTAGCGCTGGCAGAGTCCCGGCTACCGTTGGGGCAAAGTACGCTGCGCATGGTCATGCTTGACCCCGAGGTTGTCGCCGCGTTGGTGCGGGTGGCGATGGCAGCGAAGGTTGCATATCAAGCTGGGCTAACGCATATGCCAAATGCCTTGCATGACCGGATGCCGAAAATTCTCGGAGACGACCTGCGCGCCCTCGACGCCGCGCTGCACAAGGAGACGAGTGATGAGCGAGCGCGCGAAGATGGTGATCGCATGGATGGTCGGCAACGATCCTGACACAGCGGCAACGTACAACCGGGCACAGAGCGAAGCCGCACATGACGCGGCACGTAGATGGGGATGCTCAATTACTGGCCTCATATCGTGCGGGCCAGAGTTCGACGCCCCCGCGCCACCGGCAGCGCCGATTGCTCAAGGCACGGATGACACGACGGCGGTGATGACTCCATTCGGGCCAATGGTGCCACCGGCAGCGCCGGGACAACCACCGTATCCCGAGGGGAACGTAATCGGCCCCTGTGTGTGCGGAAGCTGGCCCGGTGGCCCATGCCTACGCTGCAAATGGATACCCGCGCCCCCCGCGCCACCGGCAGCACAAGATCAAATGGCATCTACGCCTGTGCGAGTTAACAGCGGGCCTTCGCAAGAGGGCGCGACAGGATCGGATGCCACCCCCGCGCCGGGAGCGGATGCAGAACTGTGCGCGAAGAACCCGCAGCGATGGACGGTGGAGGATTGCATACAAGCCGCCGCCGCGCTGGAAGCGGCGCAGGCCGAGAATGCGCGGCAACAGCACGACATCGACGCACTCTACGATAGCCTACAGGCAGCTAATGTTGCGCTTGTCGCCGCCGAGGCCCGTGCGGCTGAACTGGGGCGGGAATTGGCGGCAGCGCGATCAATTATCTTGCAGCGCTGCCCCGACCCGATGGGTGCCATTGCCGCCATCGACGCCGCGCGCAAAGAGGGGGAGCGATGACTGCCTGGTCGCGTCGCAGCGATCGGCGCTCCGGTGACATGGCGCACGGGATCCTGTTCATCATGCGCGAGCGCACCGCGGAGAACGTGCGCGCAGAGGTCGCATGCGGCGGGCAGAAGGTTCACCTCGACGGCACCGCATCGCTGACGCTCGCGCTCGATCAGTACAAATACGGGGACGAGCTCATCGCGCAATTGTTCACGCGGCAGATGCCGCGGTTCCTCGAGCGCCGCGCCGAAGGATGGAGCAGGGTCCAGATCTACCTGGGCCGCATCGATGAGCACACGATGCAGATGCTGCGCTCGCTCGCTGACGAGATCGAGGCGCGCCTCGCATTTACTGCTGACTCTGGTCCGATTGATCCATAATCTGCGATAGCCCGACGCCGGCGCCGCCGACGCTGAACATCGGCATGTTGGCGCGAATGAATCCGCGCAGCACGTCTTCCTTCGGCAGGTTCAGAATCCTCGAGGTGCGCTCGATCATCTCGTTGACGATCTGGATCATCGGCTTGCCCTCGCCGCCCTTGAGGCCGCGCCACACGACGTCCTGGTACTGCTGGCCAGGAAGACCGCGCTGCGCCGCCAGGTCGTCGACGACACCCTGCGCGATGCCGTATGAATCGCCAGGCGGCGCGTTGAACGGTTTCGGATTGACGACCCCCTTCGCGTTCGGCACCAGGCTCTTCGGATCCGGCGGGAAGGCGCTCATCATCTGCTCGTCGATCGTCGAGCCGGGGTGCCCCATGAAATTGCCGGCGAAGTTGAACCTCTTCGGCTGCGCCGCCGCTGACAATCCGCCCCCCTGGGCGATCGCGCGATCGTACATGCCCATGTTGCCGCTTGCGTAACGGCCGCCGACCGGATGCGGCATGTTGTACGCATTGGTCGGGATCGGCGTGCCGGCCTGGTTGAGAAAATTGCCGTAGTGCGACATGAGCAGATTCGCGGTCGGATCCGCGCCGCCAGTCGTCGCGGCCATGCCGTTAGCGAACTGGTTGCGGAACGCGTCGGCACCCTGCTGCGGCCCGAGCTCCTGGACGTAGCGATCGAACAACTGCTTCATCGCATACCAGTCGTTGGCGCCCGGATCCTTGCTGCCGCGCTCGTAGGCCGCCTAGAGGTTCGCGCGCGTCTCCGGCGTGTCGAGCATCTGCTTGTACTTGTCGATCGTCGCCTGCTTCTTCGGCATCGCATCGGTGAGCGTATTACCCTGCACCGGGAACTGCGCCGGATCGATGTGCGCGCGCTGCGAGACGTCGAACATCGGTTCGTAGAGTCCGGCCTCGATGTCGGCCTGGGCCGCGTTGCGCGCCTTCTGGATCGAGAGCTCCTCCGAGGTAAGGTTCTTCGCCAGATACGGTCCCTTCACCTTGTCGACGTCGATCCGCGGCGTGCCGGTCTGCGGATACGCGGTACGCAGCGCGACCGGATCGAAGGTGCCTGCTGCGTTCGGATTCATCGTCGCCGCGCGCACGGCCTTATACGCGGCCTTGATCTCCTCCGGCGACATTCCCGCCGTCATCTTCCCCGCGGCCTGCAGGAATGCCTTCATCGTCGGGCCGACAACCTTCGTAATTCCGCCGCCGGCGAATCCCATCCCGATGTCTTCGGATAACGCATTGCGATCCTGGATCGACGCGCCTGGCCTCGACGATCGCCACATTCTGTTCAGCATGCTATCCGGCGGCGCCTCCGATGCCGGCTCCGTAAGGAATCCCCAGATGTCAGACAGCGTCGGCATGTCAATGCGCGAGCCACGCCCCGATGATGATGCCGGCGACGATCGCGATCACGACCGCCGTCACCTTGCCGTGCGCCTTCGCCCAGTCGAGCGCCTTCTGTACGTTCTCTCCATTCATGGTGCTCCTCCGGTGAGTCGATCGATAGTGTTGCGGTCGTTGTCCTCGCGCTTACGGCACGCGAGCCACAGGTCGAACGCGTCGCGATACGCGGCGCCGGCTTTCACTTTCCAGGTGTCGTCGTCGATGAGGTCGTAGGTGACGGCGGCGACGGGAACGGAATCGGGACTCGCTTTTCCTCCGCCGTCAGCGGGGGCAGCTTCTGGCCGGTCGGCATTGGCGGCCCTGACGGTGTCGTCGAGCAGCCGAGCAGAAGCAGCGGAACGAGTACAAGTGCCACCAGAACCGCTACGAGCTCGTACCTCCAGAGCAGAAAAATCTCGAGCCAGGTTCGCTTTGCGACGGTCTGCTGCATCATCATTCTCCTTGTTCGTCTTCGCCTGCGCCTCGAGCACGACGCCGGTCATCTTCAGCCGCTTCGCATTATCCGCGTCCCACTTTGCCTGGATCTCGTCGCGCCCCTCCTGGCGGAAATGCTCGAGCACGCGATGCACCGCGACGCCGATCGCGATCGCGAGCGCCGCGGCCGCGATCAGCTTCATCCACCAGGGGATCAGATTAGTCATCGATGACTCGCAGCGGGTGCAGGCGCGGCGGCGGGATCTTGATCTCGAGCGGGCGACATCCCGGCTTTGGAATTACGGCACGAGGCGAATGATCGTCGGAGCCGGTCCCGCTCCCGGCACAGTAAAATTTGCCGTGTTACTAAAACCGGAAAATGCCGTCGCGAATGTTCCCGTCGGATCAACCCACGCAGATCGCGCCTTGCCTGCGTGCGCGCCCGCCGTGATCCCGACGAGATCGTAATAACACACGATGGTGCCCGCAGGCGTGTTGTTCGGAGGCGGCACGGTGTTGCCCGGCGTCACCGGCACGAGCACGGGCGCAGCAGCGTCGAGCGTGATTTCGCAATGGGTCGGCGGTTGCGCCTGCGGATTGTTGCCGAGCGGATCGGAAAGCAGATGCGCGGCGTGAGCGTTGGCGGAGAGCAGCATGAGCAGCGCGCCGAAGACGAATGATGCGACGAAGAGGAATAGTTTCATTTCAAGCTCCCGCGAACATGACCGAGCAGGTCGATACCGAACAGGAATTGCAGACAGGAGATGACGACGATGATGATGCCGAGCACCATCACAATCTGGTTGAACGGTGCCGGAATTGGCAGCAGCGAAACAAGCCATACCAGCAGGCCCACGACGACGACGAAAATCAGCAGGCTTAACATTAGCTCTCCTTGGTAGATGTTGCGGTGACGGTCGCGCTCGAGGATGTCGTCCTCGCCTGTCTCCTGGTCGCTGCCATATAGCCGGCGAGCGCGCCAATGAGAGCACCGAATGCGCCGAAGATCAATCCCGCCGCCTGACCCACCGGGAGCGGATCGAATCGACATGGCACGACATGCCTCGAGTCTGTGTCGCCGGTGCTGATGGTCAACGTCGGCGTGCAGTTGTGGTAATCGATCGCCGACATGCCGAAGATGAACGCGAGCGCGAAGATGGCAGAGACGGCCAGGCTTCCGATAACGATGTATGCCATGTCGGCCATTCCGCAATCGTCGCTGATCGCTTCACGCAGCCAGCCCATCACGCGTAGAACACACGGTTGCCGCTATGCGGCGCGATCGTCTGGACGTGGCACCACCGCGGCGTGTCGACCGGATGCTCGAGCCAGAGGCCGAGCGCCTCGAGCACCTTCTGGTGCGCCATGCACCAGGCGTCGAGCTCGCCCGTCTCGTCTTCGATGTCGATCGCCTGCCCCGTCATGTGTAGCGACGTCGGCGAGGCGTGTGCCGTTAGCGCATTGATCGCCGGCGGCCGCCATCCGCTATTGACGCCGCGGTCCTGGCCGAAGGCGATCAGCAACTGATTCGCGGCGCGGATCGTGACGATCGAATTCTGTTCGATCGCGTCGGTATAGTCGTTGTCATAGGTAAGATCCCGACCTTTGAAATAATCGTCCCGCGTGATCATCGCCGCGCTCCTGGTGCCGCCATGAGGATCGCGGTGAGCTTAGTATCGAGCGATCGAATCGCATCGGTGAGCGTACCGAACTCGCGCTGCATGTCGGCCTTGAGCTCCTTCCGATCGTTCTGCGCCTGCGTCTGCTGCTCCGTCTGCACGCGCTCGACACTCGTCAGACGCGCATCGATCTTTCCCCAGTTGACCGCGAGCGCGATCACCATCACAACCAGCGAGACGAGGTCGCCGATCCAATGGACCCACAGGCCCTTGGTATTCATCCGCCGGCGCTCGAGAGCAGAGACATCGTTCACATCCTTACCCTTTCGGCTTGCCGGCCGCGATCCATGCGTCGAAGGTGAGGGGCTTCTTGCCGGATTCCTGGCAGGCAAGGACATAGTCCTTGTAGTCTTTTTGCGTTTGGCCGGAGGGGACATCACTCATTGCGCCCATGTCGTAAAGATCGGAAAGCGTCGCCATGTGGATCCTCTTAGAATCGGTGGTCGATCGTGTAGTGGACCGCGTTCTGATTTCCGGCTGCGCTGCCGGCCGCGGTCGTGAAACTGACGAATTGTGCACTCCCGTCGTCAGCACCTGCCGCGAGCGTCGTGTCCGCGGCGACGGTGACGTTGCGGATCTGTGCGTTCGCGGCCGACGGATTGTACAGAGTGAATGGACCCACGGAGCCCTGGCGCATCCAGGAGGGACAAGGCAATTGCGCCGTGATCTGCGCGGCGACTGCGGCGCCGACGACCTGGTTGAAGCGATAGGCACCGGTGACGCCAGCGTTCTGTACCGGCGTCGTCGCCTGCGGGAACGTCTTGTAGTAACGGCGCTGCGCGCGGCGAATGCACTCATCAATCGTGCGCCGATCGAATGCCGTTGCCAGGACGCCCGTCTCAAGCTGGACGTCGGTGATGTCGACGTAGTCATTCGCGCCGGCCGCGGACGCGGAGTAGCCGCCGATGTTTATCACGCACGTCGCCTCCGTTACACCCTGCGGCACCGGTGCGGATGCCACGGCGAAGAACTGCTGCCAGGCATTGGTGAGCACCGGCAACGCGCTGCCCGCGATCAGCGTCGACTGCCCGGTGATCGAGCCGGCCGTCTGCCACGACTCGTCGGTCCCCGTTCCACCATAGACCTGCGGAGCGCCCAGTTGCGCGGTGTTGTTCGCGCCGGAGCGCGCCCAGAAGCTCAGCACGATGTAGTTGCCACAGAATCCGACCGCGTCGAGCGACTCGATATTCTGCGTCAGGTACAGGTTCAACTGCGCCGTCGACGCCGCATTACGCTGTAAGCGGACGCAATTGAACGCGCCAGGATGCGGGCTCGCGTTCTGTTTGGTGATCGTGAAATCGCCAACAGCGCCCGGCCCGTTCGCGATCCGCAATGCCCATCCATCCGCGGGGAGCAGTAGCGATGCCGCACCTCCGGCGATCGTGCCGGCCTGCCAGGTGCTGAAGTCGCCGTTCATCAGATAGTTGTGGCCCGACAGAGAGGCCGTCGCGCCTGTCGTGCCGTTGAGCGTGAGATTGTCGGCAGTCCATTGGATAGCGCCGACCGAATCGGTGAGCACTACCTTGTAGAGGGCACTCGAGGCGAAGATCAGCGCCTCGCCATTAGCATCGAGCACGACCGGATTCGACAGCGGAACGGTGAGGCCCGGATCCGCATAGACCGTCTGCCGCGTCGACGTGCCGGCGATGTAGAAGTTGACGAGGCCGCCCGCGAGCGGCGCGCCGGTCGAATGATCGAACGCGCGGAAGACGGGGAAAGCAACCGGTGTCGTCATTGTGCTAACCTTTCGCGCATGGTGATCCTGCTCATCCTCTTCGCCTTCTCGATCATCGCGTTCTTCCCGTTCGCGTTCGTTTTAATGGACGCCGGATTTCCACTCCCGATCGCCCTCGTCCTGTACTGGTTCGCCCTCTACTGGTCGTGCCGTCTCATCGGCATCATTGCGTCACGCCAGCACTCAAGCCTTGCACGCCGGCGCCCACCGTCGGCGCTGCCTGCTCCATAATTTCCTGCAGCGTCGGGAAACCCTGCGACGCCCACCGGCTCATCGTCGGCGACAGGTAGGCCTTCGTCCCATAGTTCGCGGCCAGGAAGGGCATCGTCGCGAGCAGCCCATTCAACGCGTAGCTGCCGACCGGAACGCCGGCGGCATGCATCCCAAGCACGGCACCGGCACCACCGGCGGCCTGCGCTGCGAGCCCGAGCGCCTTGCCGACGGCCAGGTTGCCCGCGGTCGCGCTGTTCTCCGGGGGCGGCTGCGGCATCCCGCGCACGGTGCGCGTGACGTCGGCGATGTCCTCGAGGAGCGGATTGCTCGAGCTCCCGAACCCATACACGTCCCGGCCGCCGGAGAGCTCCTGGGCGAGCTTCGGCATCGAGACGACACCGGTCGCCGGATCCACGCCGGCACGCACGGCCTCGATCGCACCGTAGGCGCGCCTGGCGGCCGCGTGCGCGTCGCCCAGGCCCGGCTCGACACCGTTGAGGGCCTGCGTCAGAGAATCCTCGATCACGGCCTTCGCCTTGCCCGCCTCATGCACGCCGCTGTTCGACCATTGCGACAGATCCGAGAGGACGGACTGCACGCTCTTGATCGGGGCGCCGGTTGACCAGATGCTCGAGCGCCGCGCCGCCTGGGAGGCCGGCATGAATGCGGACACCCCGAGTTGCCGGAGAGCTTCCGCCTGCGCCGCGGGCCCCAGTTGCTCGAGCTCCGGCCGCAGCGTCGCCGACGCGTCGCCGATGAACTTGTTCAATGTGCGGACCGTGTTGGTGTCCGGCGTGTTGGCGCTGATCGCCTCATCGCGGATCTGAGCCAGCGAGGCCTTTGCCTCCGGCGACAGCACGACCTCCGCGCCGGATCCCTCCGCCTGGCGGAACACCCTGACCGTTGCATCCTGCGCCTTCTTCAGTTCTTCAACGGTGGGGAATGTCGTCCCCGCCGGCATGTCCGGAATGATCGACGCGATCTTCTTGGAGATGGCGGCCTGGTTGCCCGCGGTGCGCTCGCCCATCTGCCCGGCGGAGAACGGGATGAACCCCTGGAAGCGTTCGGCGATCCTCAGCGACGGGTTGCCGGTGCGCTGATACGGGGTCGGGTTGTAGCCCGGGATCTGCGTCTCCGACCGTTGCACCGCGGCCAGTTGCGGCGGCGTGAGATAGTTGCGCGGTCCGGCGCCGATCGCGCCGGCGATCGAGAACGGCGCCTGGAACGCACCGGAGAATCCTGCGCCCTCGATCGCGTTCTGCACGCGCGAGCCGCGCGGGCCAGGATCCGGAATCGCGTTGATCGCGCCACCCTGCACCATCGCGTTGGCGATACCTGGCAGCGCGCGCGTCGCCATCGCGGCCGTGAACTCCGGCGCGAGCGCCGGGACGACCATGCCCGCGGTCGCGGCCGGCAGGAACTGTCCGGCAAAGTCACCGACCTTCGCCGCCCTCGACTGCGACGCGAGCCGCTCGAATGCCTGCTCGCCCGCTTGCTGCTGCGCCTGGCGCTGCGTCTCCGCCTGCGTGTCGTCGGTCGCCCAGTTCGCGAGTTGCTTCGCCGGCTGCACGATCCACCGATCGAGGCCATGCCCGAGGCCGATCAAGTTGGCGCCAGGAATGCTCGTCTTCGTTCCCGGGATCGGGATGTTCGCGTTCTCGAGCGCGGCCGCGTTGGCCTTCGACTCAGTCTCCTGCGCCAGTTGCGGCGCGATGTGGTCGTTGAACGTCTGCGCGATTTCCTCCGGGGAGAGGAGCGGCGAGACGTACATCGGCACGCGGCCGAATCGCTTGGAGTTGATATAGACGAGCACCTTCCCGCCAGCCGGCGAGACGTCGGGTGCCGCGGTCGGAATGAATTCGCTCATGTCAGTCCGTGGTGATCTCGAGCACGCCATTCGGATGGCGGATCACCTTCGGCGGCTGCGGCACCGTGTCCGGCATCGCATTGAGGTTGGTCGCGCCAGGGGCTGCGCTGACGCTCGCCGACTGCTTCGCCATGCCGATCTGGATGTCGAGCAGGCGATCGATGAGGTCGTAGACCTGCTGGCGCGCCTGCGGGGTCATCAGCGTGTTGGGCTTGATCCCCTTCACCGAGTTGAGCAGCGGGCCCGCGACCCTCGAGGCCCCCGGCATCGACTGGATCTTCTGGAAGACGAGCTCGCCGGCCTGCGTGTCCCAGGTCTGCGTGTTCGAGAGCTCCTCGCGCATCTTGTCGGAGGCGAACGGCATCGAGCCCCAGACGTTGGCGAGCGACTTGAAGAACTCGCTCCCGCGCACGCCGCCGGCATAGACCCCCTGGGAGTCGAGTTGGCGCAGGTTGGCGATCGTGTTCTTCGCCTCGACCGCGGCCGGGATCTCCTTGGTGAGGTTCCCGACGACCTTCGCCGTCTCCTTCGTCTGCTCCGACTGGGCGAGACTCATGCCGCCCGTCTGCAGCGGCTTCGGGGCGCCTTCCTGGGCGCTGCCGACCGGTCCGACTGGCGGCCGGACGGTTCTCTGCCCGGCACCGGGCATCGCCGATGGCGCAGCCGACGGAATCTGCGGGCCGGCGGTGGTGTCCTGGTAGCGCGGCGGCAGGGCCCCGCTGACGCTCGTAGGAGCCGCAGGAGCGCCGGACGAGGTGCCGGGAGGCATAGACTCCCCCGCCCCCGCGCTGCCGGGCGCCTGGACCCCGTAGACAGGCCGCACGATGAGCTTTGGACCCTGCGGCGTCATCACCGTCTGCCGGACCATGTCCGCGCCGGTATTCGGATCCGTGTAGAACTCCGGCTTCTCGAGTTGGCCGCGGGCCGTCGTCGCGCTGAAGCTGCGAATGTTCGTCTCCGTCGGAGCCAGGCCGGCCTCGATATTCGTCTTCGCCGTCGTCGCCTGCGTGCCGGCCGTCTGCGGCCCGGAGATGTACTTCGTCTCCGCCTGGGTCTTCGGGATGCCGGTCTGCTCCGGTGCGCTCGTCATCGAGCTCGCGGCGCCGGCGAAATACTTCGCCCACACCTCCGGCGTGGCGGAAGTATCCGGCAGCGGACCGAATGCATCCTCCGGCAGGCCGGAGCGCCGGAACAGCGTCAGGTAGCCGATGATGTTGCCCTGCGTCGGATCGCGCGCGCCGGAGTAGGCGAAGTTGGCGAGCGCCTGCATCCGCTGCGTCTGCACGTCGTTGCGTGCCTTCAGCGCCTCCGCCGACGACTTGTCGATGTCGGCATAGCCCTTCTGGAACTCGAGCCCGGTCTTCGCCAGTTGCGGGATCGCCGGCCCATACTTCGCCAGGTCCGCATCGCTGAAATTCGGCACGCCGCCGGGCGAGCTCGAGGCGCCCCCGAACAGGAGCGCCATCATCCGCGGATCCTGCGACGCGGCGAGCATAGCGCGTTTCTCTTGCAGCGTCAGCGCGCCGGCCTCGTTCTGCTGCATCAGATTCGACAGCGTGACACCCTGCGTCGCGAGATCCATCGGACCAGGCAACGTGATCCCCTTCGCTTGCAGGAGGACACTTGGGTCGGCGTATTGCGGCATCGCGAGCTCCTACGCGCCTTGCTGCGGCGCAAACCGATTCAACGTTGACTGCTGGAGCAGCATGTTGATGATCTGCTGAATGCCGCCGGTGGTCGCGTTCGATCCGCCGATCGTGCCGCTGCCCTGGATCTGGCCCATCGTGTTTAGGTTGCCGGAGAGGAGCGCGGCGAGCGCCGATTGCAGGGAGCCCTGGCCCTGCAAGCCACCGAGTCCGAGTTGACCCATCAGCCCGAGTTGCTGCAGGTTATAGGCGCGATCGCCGGTCTGCGCGGTGTAGTCGAAGTTGCGGTCGATATTCGCCTGATTCGCTGCGAAGTTGCGGTCGTCCGTGCTCACACCATAGTTGAACTGTCGATCCTGGTTGAATCGGTTGTACGCGTTGCCGTACTCCTGGCTCGCCGCGTTCTGTCCGTAATTCATAATGTCGCGCAGCGATTGCCCGGTGCCGAGGTCGCCCATCGCCGCCTTCTGCGACATCAGATTCCGCATGCCTTCGTCCATCCGAAACTGATAAGACGGATCGTTGTACTGGCCCGACGGCGAGAACTGATATTGATCGTTCTGCCCGAAGGTCGGCCAGACGGCCTGCCCGCTTCCTTGCGCGTTGGTCATCGCTGTCCCGTCCGCATTGGTGCCACCCGTCGCACCTGGTGCGCCGCCCGAGTTTTGCGCCGGCGCGCCTGGGTTGCCCACGTTGTTGATGTTGAAGTTCTGCCCCGTCTTGAACTGCTGCGATGCCGGATCCCAGGTGATGCCGGAGGTGTCACCCTGCGGCGCGACCCATTGGTTGTTCTGCCACTTCCACCCGTAATCCTGCGGCGATGCCGCGACATAGCCGGAGCCGCCGCCGCCGAGATAGTTGTTGATCTGCGAGCCGCCGAGGTTGTTCAGATGGAACGCGTCGTTGACCGAGGCCGCCTTGAGGCCCGGATCCATTTGGCCGCCATGCATCCAGTTGTAGATCGACTGCTCGCCCTGGATGGTGCCGTTCGCGTATCCCGGCGTGCCGAGCAGCGACGGGTCGTACAGGGTGGAGAGTGCCGTCACGTCAGCCTCCCTTGTTCATCAGCCCGGAGAACGTCGTCGGGCCGCCGATGCCGCGGCCATTGCCGAGCGGGCCGAACTTCGACGCGAGCGGAGAAAAGTTCGCGGCGATGTTGCTTGGGCCCAACGCTGTCAACCGTTCCGTCGCGGCCTTGCCCATGTCGGCATACGGTTGATATGCCGCCGACTGGCCGCCGAGGATCTTGGTGATCGCGTCGTTCGCTTGCTTCACCGCGTCGGTCATCTGCCCCGTTGCCTTGTTCGTCGCCTTCCCTTGCAGATACGAACCGAGGCCGATGCCCGCGGCGCCGAGGAGCGGCAGCAAGCTCGAGCCGCCGCCGAGGAGCTTCATCAGCGCGGAGAGTGCGCTGCTGCTGCTATTCCCGCCGCCGCCTCCGCCCATCGTCATGCCGGGGCCGCCGAACTGCGAATCGTTCATGTTGCCGACGAAGTTGCCGTCCTTGTCGTAGACGTCTCCTGTCGACGGGTCGACGATCATCCCCGAGTTCTGGTCTGTCGCTCCGAGCGTCGGGTCGTTGATGTCGAAACCAGGCGTGCTGCCGCTGGTGTCATAACCTGGCTCGCCCGGCTGATAGCCGCCGTCGCCACCGTAATCAAATCCGCCGAAGTCCATCGTTCACCTCACATGCCGCGCGCACGTTGCATCAGTTGCGCGAGCGTCGTGTTCATGCCGCCCCCGCGATTCATCATGCCCGGCTGCTCGCGAAAGCCGGGAGATCCGCCGGCAAACATTCGGCGCCCTGGCATCATGCCCATCCCGCCGCCCAGGTTCGCGCCGCCGCCGGCATTAGGATCCATCGCGCCGCCCATGCCCGGATTCTGGCCGCCCAGGAACTGCAGCGCGCCCGGGAACGAGCTCATGCCGGACGGACCGGCGGTCGCGCCGATCGGGCCGCCTGGTCCCATCGCAGTCTGCGGGCCGCCCCAACCGGCGCCGGCATTCGGATCGCGCAGCCCCACCGCGGACGGATTCATGCCGCCCATGCCCATCGAAGGAGCGCCCTGTTGCGGCGCGCCGAACATGCCGCCGCCCTGGCCGCCGCTGAACAGCCGCTGCAGAATGGACATGAGGCCGCCCATCTGCGAACCCTGCTGTCCCGGGCCCTGCTGTCCCTGACCCTGCTGTCCCGGATCCTGCATGCCCATGCCGCCGCCTCCCATCGCGCCCATCGAGCTCTGTTGGCCGCCGCGACCCTGCGCCGCGAGTTGCTGAAACAACGAACCGTAATCCATCATCCACCTCCACCGTTGAACATCCGCCACAAGCCCGCCAGGGTGCCCGCCTGCTGCATCGGATCGTTGCTCCGCGCCGCATTGTAGATCCCCTGCCCTGTCTTCGCATACTGCAGCGCCTGCGTGAGCTCTGGCGGCAACGACCATCCGCTGTTGAGTCCACCAAGGCCGCCGACTGCGGAGCCCAACACCGACGGCGCGAAACCGAGCGCCGCGTTCTTCCAATTGCCTGTCTCGCCACCTTGTCGCAACGCGTTAAGGCCGCCGAACGCGAGCGCCATCTGCGGGCCCATGAACAGCGATGCGCCCATCATTCCGGCCTGGCCGACCTTGTCGATCCACGACTGCGCCTCCGGATTCGGGTGCGTGATGTTGGTCTTGCTGGTGATCCATCCATAGTTCGGATCCCAGGTGACCTGGTTGCGATTCATCACCGACTCCGCATCCTGCTTGCGCCCGTTGCCCGCCATGTATAGCGTCGGGTTCGCGCCGCTGCCGAGCGAATACATCTGCGTGATGTTGCCGAGTGCGGTGTTGCCGTTATTCGGCAGCTTCGACAGGTCATAGCCGACGTCGCCCTGAGATCCGCCTTGCGCCCCGGTGTATTGCGAGATCAACCCCTGGTACTGGGACGGGATCTTCGACTGATCAATCGTCAGCGCGCCCGGCGTCGTCGCGTCGTTCGGCACCTCTTCCTGCCAGGTGCCGTTCTCGTTCGAGCGCGTCACCATGTGCGTGCCTGGCGCCACGCTCGCCCACGCGTTCGGCCCCTGCGTCGCACCGACGGTGCGGGGATCGAGGTATTGAAAGATGTCAGAGAGAGATGGCATAGGTCACATGAAAAAGTTGATCACGACGCCCGCGCCGCCGTCGCTGCCATCAGTCGCAGCGCCCCCACCAACCGCGAGCGATTTCGCGCCGCCGTTCGCGTGGACTGTTACCGTCGAAGCATAGCCGCTGGATGTGGTTGCGACCCAGATCAGTCCGCCCGTACCGCCATTGCTACCGCCCCAGTTTGATGTAACACCGGCAACTCCAAGGCCAGCCGCGCCACCGTCCGCAGTCATTGATCCGGTGCCAGAGATTGTCCGCGAGAAAAGACCCATCACACCAGCAGCGCTGCCACCACCGCCGCTTGTCCCTGCTGCGCCACCGCCACCACCACCGCCGCCGGTCGATCCACCCGGCCCGGTATTGACCGTGATCCAGTTGACGCCTTGCTTGTTGTCTCCGATCAGCGCCGTGTTCAGAAAATAGATGATGTCCAGCCCGCCCGCTGTCGCAGTCGGTGCCGTTGCGACGGATGCTGCGGCACCTGTATTTACGCCAGACCCGTGTCCCGCTGCGCCGGTGTTGCTGTTGCAAGCCGCATTCGTTACTGTGACCGCCGCTGTTCCATTGCCAGACACACCGGTAGAACCAGCACCCGAAGTTGCGGTGTAGTAACCCGACGCGATAGCGCCGCCGCCGCTTGCACCAGAACCGGCGTTTCCGTCATTGTTAAGACTGCCATTGATGGCGCAATCGTTCTGGCAGAACACTTGCCAGTTGAGCGTCTTGACGGTGACGCCCGCATCGAGCGTGATATCAGTCGCGTGGACATTGCGATTGAGCGAGTAAACGCTTCCGGCCTTGCTGGCGAAACTGAAAGTATTCGTGCCGTCAAGATGAACAGACCCGTCGCGCCCGCTGCCCCAAATCCACGGGCCGACGAGGCCGACGATGATTCCGTTCGACGCTGGATACCAGATCTTCGTGGTGTTATTCCACGCGAGAATCTGGTTCGCTGCGGAGCCGGGGCCGATGTCCATCAGAAGACTCCCCAACCGGTCGCGCCATCGGATTGCAATTCGCACGCTTGCAATGCGCCAAGAACGAACGTCGCCGCACCGTCAATGGTGTCAGCACCGGCTCGCGCAATCGTCACGGTGTTTGCTCCGACATTGTCGCTGCGCTTGATCTTGTAGGTTGGCGTGAATCCCGCGCCCGCAATGTTCGCAGCGGGGAGCGTGAGCGTGATGCTACCCGCGCTCGCATCGGCGAAGATGACATCGTCAGTCTCGACGATCGTGTAATTCGCGTTCTTGACGACGACGGGCCGCTGGAGGCCCTTCTTGAATTGCGCGTTGCCTGTTTCATCGAACTGAGCTGCCGTGGCGCCACCGAAACGGATCTCACCGGTCCCCTGCGCCCCGGCATTGAGGACCGTGTAATCCCAGATGCTGATCGATCCCGCTTGACCCACCTGCAGCATCTGCTGCGCGGCACTTGGATCGCTCTTCCCGAGCGCGCGCATGACAGCAGACGTTGCAGTCCCGTTCGGCTTGATGCCCCAGTTGGTGTTGGCATTGGCGATCGAGTTGGAGAACCAGAAACGATTGACCTGGGCCGCATCTGAGGTGTTGGCCTGGATCGATTCACCGAGGCCGGCGAACAGGATGTTGCCGGTGAGTTGAATCGTCGCGGTGCCGCTGTCCCAGAGGAAGTTGGCGTCACCACCGAAGGCGCCGGCGTTGTTGTACTGGACGCTCTTGACCGGATTCGATGGCGATCCGCCGCCGCCGCCCATCCCCGCGACCCACGCTCGCAACGCGTCGAGCCAGCGGACGAGCTCATAACGGTCGTTGACGATGGCATCGGTGATCCGCCAGACAGGAGGCGCGGCCATTAGGGCTCAAGCATCACCTCCGCGCTGACGAGCTTGCGCGGAATCGGATCCGAGATCCGGAACTTGAAGGCCCAGTCGCGAGCGCGGCCCAGGTTGCGCAACGTCGCACGCCGACGGTATTCGCCGATCTTGCCCATCGGCATCCAGACCTCATTGCCCCAGGTGCGGCCGCCATCCTTCGACCAGGACACCATGATCTGCGGATCCGAACCTTGTCCGGTCGCCAGGCCGTCGCCGGCCTCGATCTCGACGGTGAGCTCGTTGACGCTGATCTCGTTGCCGGCGTTGAAGATGTGCTTCGACGTGATCTCGAATTGCTGCACGTCGCCATTGTCGGTGTAGTTGGTCTTGTCGAGCAGGTAGATGTTGCCGTTGCGGTAGTCGACGACATAAGGCTGCTGCGCGAAGGCGAGGCGCAGGTTCGCGTAGTGGCGAGATCCGAAGGTGCCGCTTGTAACGCGCGACCAGGACTTCGTCATGTCGTCGTACAGATAGCTCGCGTCGCTGAAGTTCAACTGGTAGAAGGAGTGCCCGTCCATGAAATACGAGAACGCGGTCGCGGCGCCCAGGATCGTCGGCGATCGGTTGTTGAGCTCATGGTTGATCTCCGGATCATCCGCAGAGATGGCATTGAACTGATGCCCGGCGAGCACACCGACCTGCACCTCACCCTGGCGATTCTGCGCGAGGAAGCACAGGCCGTTGGAGAACTTCGCCACCGTCTCGCCGGCGACGCAGCCCCACTCGATGCCGGAGGATCCGACGCGCCGCACGATCGCGGCGTCGCCTGACAGCGCCCACCATTCCACGGTGCGATCGGAAAAGAGTACGAGCTCGCCCTGGTCGGCCTCGATGCGGACGACATTGTCCGGCGCCGTCTCCGCATTGAAGAAGTCGAGCGCGTTCCAGGAGGTGCAATCGTTGAGCGCCGAGATCTGGATCTTGTTCGATCCGGCCTTGGTGACGAAGAAGTAGCCGCCCAACCAGGTGCACGTCGTCGGGCCCGCGGGCGGCACCGGGAAGTCGACGTCGACGATCTGCGCGAGGGGCGCGGTGAACGGCGGATACATCCACCCCTGCTTGCCGTCGACGAAGAAAAGCTGCGTCCCGTTCCAGGAGAAGTAGACGGGGCCGGATCCATTGAGGATGTTGCCGCCGTCGACGAGCGTGCCTGCGGGATTGATCGCCCAGAACTTCGTCCCGGCAACCAGGAAGATATAGGTTCCTCCGCCTTGCACCAGGTTCAGAACGATGCCGCCGCGCACCGGACCATTGGTCACGCTGTTGATCAGCGTCAGGCCCGGCGTGCCGTAGATCGGCATCGCCGTCTTATCCGGATCGACCTCGACGTCGCGGTATCCGTTGATCAGACGCTGCGTCGTGACCGATGGTGACTTCGACGCATACCCGCGCCCGAACAGCGGAAGAGGGTTTGCAGTCGCTGGCATGACGTCAAGCGGGATCGCGGTTGGTGACGCAGACGATGTGCGCTTCGTGCAGCGCGATGAGCTTGCGGCCGGCCTGCTCGAATGGCTCCGCCATCCTTGGGTTGTACAGGATCACGTCGCCCACTTCGACCGACGGCGCCTCGAGCGTGCCGTCCTCGTTGATGAGGCCAGGACCGACGGCGATCACCGTCGCCTCGTCGCGATCGCGGAACTCCGGGATCACCACGCCGCCTTCGCTGACGTGCTCCGGCAGATGCTCCTCCGCTACGACATAGTCACCGAGCGGCTCGAACCCGTGCCCGTTCATCTTGCCGATGATGTGCTCTTCGCGCAGCACGCAGTAGTCGCGATCGCGATGGCGAACGAGTTGCCCCTTGTTGCGCCCGAAGACGATCTTCTCTCCGGCCGCGACCGACATCGGACGGCGGGATCCGTCGGCCAGGCGCCGGCCCGGACCCGCGGCGACGACGGTCCCAACGTCGCGCTCGTCGGCATGCTGGCGGTCGGGATCGTTGACGTGGGGAATGACGAGTCCGGAGGCGAGCACGCGCTCGTCCGGATTGACGGTGCACATCACGATGTCTTGAATGGGCTGCATCATTGGTTGTCGGTGTAGATGTTGTAGACGCCCGTGCTGCGATCGAGCGGGATGTTGGTCTTCAGAACCTTGAGCGGCTGCGCGACCGATCGGACATTGTTGCGATAGCGTTGGACGAGCTTCGCCTTCGCCGGCGTGAGATCGCGCTTGTACCATGCCGCGAGGAGCTCGCCGAGCGAGGTCTTCAAGTACATCGCGTAACCGATCGGGCCGACCATCACCGCGGACAGATTCGCGAAGATCTGCAACTGCGCCCCGTACCAGACGTGCAGGACATCATTGATGAATGCCGGCGTCGGATAGAGGTACAAGGTCGCGTTCGGCGCACCCAGGTTGTAGAACCAGTTGAACGGGCGCCCGGAGGCCGGCTTGTAGCGGATGTCGGCCCACTCTTCCTGGCCGACCTCGCGCATAGGGTGCGTGATACTCGAGGCGTCGACGACGGTGCAGCGCGTGATCTCGACCGGGGTCGTGTTGAGCAGCAGCGTCGGCCCGACGGTATAGGTGTTGGTTCCGCTAATCAGCGGGATCGTGCCCTCAATGATGTTGTAGATGCTGTACTCCTGCGTCGACTCGCTGTCGAGCAGGTCGTTCAGCAGCCGCAGCGCCATCGCTGACTCTTCTGCCTTCAGCGCGTTGAACATGTCGCCGACGCCGGCGAACAGCGCGGCATCGTTGACGATGTCGAGCGCGGAATAGCTCATGCCGTCACCTCACGCGAGAGTAGCGCCATCACCGAATTCTCCTCGACGATGTCGATGATGCTCCCGTCCTCGAGCTCGAACACATCGCACCGCGCCGAGTAGAGGATCTCGTCGCCGACTTCGACGTCGAGCGGCATCTTCGCTCCGCTCCGCGCGATCCGCGGCGAGCCCTTCGCGACGACGACACCCTCGAGCTCCGTGCGGCGATCGGCGCCGCCAGGCACGACGAGGCCGGACTCCAGGATCCGTTCCTGGTTCCGGCGCTCGACGGCGAGACGTGGTCCGAGCGGGATCACGCCGGCGTGACCTTGACCTTTTGCGGCACCGGCTTGCGCGGCTCCGCGACGACTTCGGTCGGAACCGGCGGCAGCGGGATGGTGTGGCGGCCCGTCTGCAGTTTCGGTGCTTCCGTGTGCAGCACGACGCCGCAATCCATCACCGAGTTGCGCCATCCGTCTTCCGGATTCGCCATGATCTCGTCGTAGGTTGCCTTGTCGGGAACGTCCACGCTCTCGAGCTCGCGATCGCCGGCATCGTTCAGCACGACGCGATAGCAGACGCGCGGGAACTCCTGGTGCAGGTACGGATTCTCGTAATCCATTTCCGGCATCTGCAGGTTGTGCTTCAGCAGGTCGCGCGAGGTGAGCCGCTTGTAATCCTCGTCCTTCATCTTGCTGAGATCGGGAAGTGCCATCGTTGCTCCTAAGAAAACGGGCCGCCCCCAGGGGAGCGGAGACGGCCCGCGAATTCGAGCGCCAGGGAGTGAGCGCCCGCCATGAACACCTGGCCCTTCGTCAGTTGGTCAAACGACAACCGAGTTCGGGGTAGATTGCCTTGGTGCCGTAGAGCACATCCGTGCGCGACGGGAACCGGTCGTTGTTGATGTCATACGCCCGGATCACGCGGAGGCTGATGTTCTTGTAGACCTTCCGCTCCGCCATGTCGACTCCCTTCGGCAGCACCAGGTCCGCGAACGCGATGGTGAATGCGCTCTTGTGGAACCCGAGGTTCTGCGGATAGGAGATGCCCGCGCTGCCCAGAGGCGTCACGACGGCCGCGTTCGGCGGCGAGATCGTCACGTTCTGGTACTGGCCCGCCGAGATCAGCGCCGGCACGATCGGGATCGTCGAGTTGCCCGCCGCGTCGCTCGAGACGTTCGACAGCGCCACGAACTGCTGCAGCACGCCGGTCGATTGCCGCGATTGCGGGTTGACCGAGAACACGTTCGCGATCGTGAACACATCGCCCGCGTTCAGACGAGGCGCCGCGGCCGCCGTCCAACCGTTGACGAGAAGGTTCATCGAATACGCCCATCCCGAGGTCAGGCCCTGGCCGGCACCGTTGATCGTCGGCGAACCACCGAGCGGACCCACGACTTGCGTGCCGACGTTCTGGTCGATCGCGATCTTGAGGCCAACGCCCGCGTCGATCGTGCCCGACTCGTATTGCTCCGTCAGGAGCTTCTGCGAGTTGAACAGCGTGCCCAGGCCGTTGATCAGCGAGGTGTTCGCCGCCGGCGAAAGCAGCAGGAACAGTTGGTCGTCGTCCGGTGCGCCCATCTCGAGCAGACGCTGCCGCACTTGCAGGAGCGAGGTCAGCGTCGCCGGCGGCGTGCCCGGCGTGCCCACTTCGTTCGGGGTCGTGAGGTAGAGCAGCGCCGCGTCGCGATCGACACGGTTGCGGATGACTGCCATCTGCGGCATCAGCACGCGCTTGCTGAAGTCTTGCAGCGACAGCGTGAGCTCCTGCGACGTGAACTGCACGTCGACGCCGAATTGCGTGGTCAGCACCAACGGGACTTGCGTTTCCGTCTGGTCTTCGACCTGCAGCGTGGAGCCCTGGCGGCCGATGTAGCGGGCCGGCTTGCGGATGTTCAACGTCGCGCCGATCTTGGCTCCGTCTTTCGCGAATTGATCGCTATAGGACGAGTCCATGAACTTGACGGCGTTGCATTGGTTCTCCAGCACGATCACCGCTTCGTTGGTGATCATGGTCGGAGTGAGTACGGTATTGGCCACAGCAGATTCCTCTCGCTATTTCCGCGGTCCGGCTCCGGCCTTCGCCATTCGGTTGCGCCACGCCAGGTGCTGCTCAGGCGTCGCGTTGGCGGGGTAATCGGACGGACCCGTTCCGCGGTTGCCAGCCGGTCGTCCCGGTGCTGGCACGTTGGACACATTGAGGGAACCCGAGCGCATTGCGTTAGCGATTCGCGTGATCTGAAACGACAGCGACATGTCCGGCAGCGTCGCGAGTTGGCGGATGACTTGCGGGTGCTTCGCCAGGTAGAGAGCAACATCGCCCCCCATGCCCGACAGCGCCATCGCGGCCCGCACGTTCTGCGGGACATCGAAATGCGCGTCTGACATGACGTCGCGATACTCCGGGAACCGCGCCGCAGCTTCCTGCATCTGCTGCCCGAGGGCCCCGTTGATCTCGACGTCGGCCTGCGCCAACATCCGCTGCTGCTGCTCGACACCTTGCCTCTGGGCGTGTTCGTTCGCCATGCGCGTCGCTTCCGCGAACTCCTGCCGCACGACCTGCCGCGCTTCATACCGCGCCTGCGCTTGATTGAAGTCGGCCCAGTTGCCGAATTGCTCGAGCCGGGGCGGAGCCTCCTGCTGGTGCGCGTCAGCCTGCGCGCGCGCCTGGGCCGGATTCATCTGTCCCTGCAACACCATCGCCAACATGCTGCGAAGCTGCGAGCTTTCCTCGCGTGCAGTACGTTCGCGTTCCAACAGTTCGCCGAATCGACGCTGCGCTCCGCTGTCGCGCCGACGCGGCTGCGCCGGTTCGCCATCGATGTCGCCGGCGTCGCTTTCCGGGGTCGGTGCTCCCGGCGCGGGTTGCCCCGCGTCTTGCTGCACGCTCGCCGATTGCGTGCTGGTGTCCTCCGGCGCTGAGGGCGCCGGTGCGGCCGGAGTTGCAGGTGCTGCGCTGTCAATACCTGGCAGTTCAAGTTCGGGCGGCATGTTGCCTCCTTGATCGCTCGCCGATTGCGATCGCTGTCTCCCCGCTCGACCTCGAGCAGGTGCGGCCGTGCAACAACATCAATCGAGGCGCCGCGATCGACTGCGGCGGCCTCTGTTGATGCTGCTACTGATAAACGCGTCCGATGACGGACTGCAACACAAGAGCGTCAGCCGCGGTCGCCTTCTGGTAGCTGATGACGAGCGCCTGCTCGACTGCGCTCGGGCCCGAATATGCGGCGCCGGATGCAACCGAGATCGGCGCGGTGGTATTCAAGCCCCAACCGGCGCCGGTGACGCCGATGCCCTGCGCGTCGATCGTCGCGCCGTCGCCGCGGCCCGTGACCACGATGCGGGTCAACTGGCCCGCGCTCGAGGTCGCAAGCTGCGTGCCGATGATCGTCCCGCCTTCCAACGCGGTGTTGGCGCTGTTGCCGAAGTAATGCTTCAGCGTCTTCACGTTCACGTTCTGGCTGCAGGTGATTGCGTAGTCGAGCTCGAGGCGGAAATTCGGCTTGAGGAAGCCGGCCGGGAAGCGTACCGCGAAGAGCTCGAGCTCCGTCGTCAGCGTGACCTGCGTCGTGTACTGCACGCCGTTGATGACGAACTCCGGGCCGCCGCCGCCAGCTTGCGGGTTGGACAGGGTCATCAGCACGGCCGTGCCTGCCGCCGTGGCGGCGCTGACGCGCAGGATGGTCGAGACGCCCGCCTGGCCGGCGATCGTGTTGACGGTCGCCACCGCACCCAAAGCCGAAGGCACATAGGTCGTGCCGTTGTCTTCGGAGCGTTCGATGCCGATCGTACCGGTGCCGGCGGGAATCGCCTCGAGGCAGTAGTACGTTCCCGGCGATGGGCGAATCAGTTGCGGCGCTCCGGCCGGACAGTTGATGATGGTACTGGGAAGGGACATGGTGCTCTTCTCCTGCGTTGGTGCTGCGTTATGTCCGCAAACCCTGCGGATGAGGGTGAAACATCAGATTCCGTTGCCCGGAGTGACGTAGACCGTCGACGGGCCGGCGGCGGCGCCGATGACGGAGATGAACGAATCGCCTTGGGCGCGGCGGATGATCTTGCGCTGTCCGACCAGGACCGGATAAGAGTTGGCAACCGTCGCCGTCACCGACGGCGTGTCGACGCCGCCAGGGGATGCGCCGGGAGATGTCTCGACGAAGACGATCTGCGGCCCGACATTCTGGATCTCGAGGTATTCGCCGCCGCTATGCGAGCCGAAGGCCCCGGTTACCCCGCCGGTCGGAATGCGCGCGCCGATCGCGGCCGCGGTGACGCTCAAGGTCAGCGTGCCGAGATTTGCGGGAAGGAATGCGTCGACCATCATTGTCCGTTACCTCCTTGCGGTGGGGCGCCGCCGGGCGGCGGCATATTCGGCGGCATCATACCCCCGCCTCCTGGCGGAGGGCCTGGTTGCGGTCCGGGCGGAGGCCCTGGCGGCGACATTTGTGGCGCAGGCTGCTGCGTCGGATCCGGTTGCCCGAGTCCGGCCTGCGCGACGACGCCCATCATCTGCTGCTGATCCTGGGTGTCCTGCTGCTGGATCGCCGCGGCGACGTCGGAGAAGTCGGGCCCGCGGCGGATCGACTGCCCGCCGGCCGCGACCTGCTGCATGATTGCCGGCAATAGCGGCGTCGGATCCATCCCGAGCTTCGCGATCGCGCCGGCAATCTGCCCGACCATGTCGAGCTTCGCGATGAACTCCTGCGACGCGTTGTTCTCCGCCTCCATCAGCCGCTGCGTGGCGAGGTCGTCGCGCTTGCCCTGCGTCTCCATCAGCGAGGACATGAAATCGAGCCGCTTCGATTCGTTCTTCGTCTTCAGCGTCGCGTTCTCGTCGGAGAGCTTCTTGATCAGCGCCTGGGCCTGCTGCGTCATCGCCTGCATCTGCTGCTGCGCGCCTTGCAGCGCCTGCTTCAGTTGCGCGACCTGCGGATCCTGCGACTCGTCGGCCTCCATCTGCTGGATCTGCGGCGGCAGCATTGCCTTCAGCCGGCGCGCGACGCGCTTGCCCACATCGCCCGGCCAGTCGGCCATGTCGGCGAAGATGTCGCCGATGAGGGGCGCCGTCTGCGGCCCCATCGCGTCCATGAACTCCTTGATCTCGCTCGCCGCCTCGACGCGACGCGTCTCATACGACGGCCCGGTCGTCACCACCACGTCGTAGCGCCCGACGCGAACGTCGTTGACCGTCTTCGTCGCGTTAAGATTGTTCGGATCCGACATCTGCTGGTTCAGCGTGACCTGCTTGTCGGTGCCATCGATGTTGACCAGGCGCACCGCGCGCTGACCGGAGTAGTAGTACGGAATCAAGTCGACGATGATGCGACCGGTGTGCTCGATCGCGCGCGCCTCGTTGTCACCGTACTGGAACACCGCGACGTCGCCTACGCGCTGCGACTGCACCAGAGCACGCCACGGCGTGTCCGGATCCGGTGCCTGCTGATCGTGCTGCCCGGTGATCGCTTGCAGGTTCTGCACGCACAGGGAAAGCATCGTCACCAGGCCCTGGTCGACGCCGATCCCTTCGGGCCGCGCCGGCGGCTGCGTGATCGCCTGGCCGTCTTCGGTGTAGACGATGTTCCACTCGAGCACGGGATGATTCTCCGTGTTGAGCGTCTCCCATCCCTTCTGGTTTTCCGTCTGGCCCGCGGCCGCGATGAACGGAGCTCGAGGGGCCAGCGCGATGCGCTCGACCATCAGCGTGAATGCATAGTTCAGCATCATCTGCGCGTCGCGCATGCGGCGGATCACACCCTGGTAGATGCGCTCGCCGTCGATCATGATCTCGTCGCCCACGCAGCAGACGATCGGGATGAACTTGCCCTTCCATTCGTACTTCGCGAGCGGCGTATCCTTCGCCGTCACCTTGTACCAGTCGACGCGCTTGCGCGTGCGGTCCTTCTTCTGCATCACCTGCGGCGGAAGCTGCGGCGACGCCATCATGCCCATCACCGCGGGCTCCGGCAGCGCGGCGAGGAACTTCTCCATCAACTGCTGGTAATCCTCCTCCCACATCGTCATGCCGTTGTCGAGCAGGCACAGCACGTCCTGGTACTCGACGATCTCGAAATAGTCGGCGACGCAGACCATGCCGGCCGCGTACCACGACGCCCAGGAGCCGCTCGAGTATTCGGCAGAATCCCACGACACCGCGTCGCCAGCGTCCGGCCACTCCTTCTCGTAGGTTTCCTTGTCCAACCACTCGCAGACGAACGCGTACTGGATGTCGCTCTTGTCCGGCGCCTTGGCATCCGGATCCAGGTACACCGCCGACGGATTCGCGATCGCCTGCAACTTCAGCACCTGGTTGAACGAGTCTTCCGCCTCCCAGTCGCTGATCACGCGCCAGTAGCCGCGGCCGCCGGTGACGGCGTGCTCCATGCCGGTGTCGTAGACGCTGCCGGCCTGCGAGTCGTACTCGATCGCGCGCACCAGACCCGAGTAGATGTCCGCAATCTGCTGCGAGCTCCCATTGCCGGCCGGGCGCACCTTGATCGCCGGCTGATTCTTGCGCTGCTGGTTGGTGATGCGCTTGACGAACGGGCCCGTCTGGTTGAACTCGAGCCACGGCCGCGGCGGATTCGCGCGCTCGCGGTCTTCCCTGTTCTTCGCGTTCCATTGCTCGCCCTTCTTCCAGGCGAACTTGGTGTCCTCAATCTGGTTCTTGCGATTCTCCGCGTCCTCCGCGTCGACGTACTGCCAACGCTCGAGCGCGCGCAGCACGACGGCCGCGTTGCCCTTGTCCTCCGCCTCTTCGCCTCCGGCGTCGGAGTTCGAGACGTTGGCGTCGACCGCGTCGAGCGCGGCCGTGCGCGGGTCCGACGGCCCTGGCGCGTCGTCAATGCCCGGCAGGGTAACGTCAGGCGGCATCGCTGCGCGTTTGCGCGTCCTTCTCGTCCTGGATGACCTGGGCGTCCGCGTCACCGTGCGCCTTGGTGCTCGCCGGCGGCTCCTGCTTCGGCGCGGCTTCCGTCGCCATGATGTCTGGAACCTGCACCGCTGCGTGCGTCGGCGCGACGCCTTCCGGCACGCCGGTCCGGGCATCGGCGATCGTGCCAAAGCCGCGGTCGGACATCGCCGCCTCATGCTCCGGGTGCAGCGCCATCACATGCTCGATCACCCAGGCCTCCGCCCGCTTGATCGATCGGTACATCATCTTCGGGAATTCCATGCTGCCTCCTCGAGCCATGAACATCGAATGCGGGACGCCGATCACGTCATCCACGCGCCAGGCGACAAGCGCGTGCCGCCATGCTGCTTCTGCTGCGTCTTCTTTTCCTTGTCGCGACGCGGCGCGTTGACTGCAAACGTCAGCGCGAGCGCGTCAGCGTCGTCTGGTGAGTGCAGCCCCCGCGCCGACATCGACTCTTTGCTCTCGAGCTTCAGCCGGTTGTGCAGGTCGTACCCGTACTCCGGCCCGACCAGGTCATCGCGCAGATCCGCGTCCCGATCGATCGAGGCGCCCGGCAACCAGTCCTTCATCCGCGACCAGCACTCCGCGCGCTTGTTCAAGAAGTCGGACTGGTTCTGCGCTCGAGCTCCGTTCTGCACCTCGATCACCATCTTCGCGCGATCCTTGCCGAGGAGTGCCTTCACGCGGTCGACGACGCCGCCGCCGACACCGTTGCCATCGATGAACACCAGGTCCGGATCGTGCGTGTCGATCGCCTCGCAGACGTAGCTGGCGAGGTCCATCGTGTCGACGTTGCGGTACTTCTTCGGCTTGATCGAGCGCGCGTCGCGGCCGCGGCGGAAGCGGATGATCGATTGATCCTCGCCGAACCGCGCGACGTCCACACCCATCAACAGCGGCGCGCCCATGTCGTCGGCGACGTCACGCGCCTGGGCCTGTTCGATCGTCTCGTCGTCGATGAACTGCTTCGCGCCGGCCCGAGGGAACACACCGCGCACGCGAACGCGAACGAAGTCGGAGTCCTCGCCGAAGTCCTCGACCCATTGCGCGCATTGCTTCTTGTTCGCCATCTTGCAGTCGCGCGAATCGATCTGCCTGGTCTGCCAGCGATGGCGCAGCCGGCCGAAGCATTCGCGGAACCTGCCGGTCGGCCGCGTCGGATTGCCGAACACCGCCCAGATCACCTCGCCCGTTGTCTGCCCGCCTTCGGCCACTTCCCAGATCACGTCGGGAATGCCGGAGGCCTCGTCGAAGATGATCACGACGTGCGCCGCATGCTGCCCGGCGAAGGCCTCCGTGTTCTGCTCCGTCCACGGCACCGCGGCGAAGAACCACGTCTCCGTGTTATCGATGTGGTAGAACTTGGTCGCGGTCCAGTTGAACCAATGCGCGTTGATCGCACGCTTCCACCACACCGCGAGCTCGCGCCAGGTCTTCGTCTCGAGTTGCTTCGTCGTGTTCGCGGTGACAACGCCGTTCACATGCGGCCGCGTAGACATCGACCAGAGGATCAACCACGCGACAAGCGCGCTCTTGCCGATGCCGTGACCCGATGCAGTCGCGAGCCGGATCGCGTCATGCTCGTTCGCGCTGCGCATCGCTTCGTCGATGGTGAGCACGCCGGCACCGATGTCCTCGAGCACTTGGCGCTGCCAGTCGTCGGGCCCGTCCGGCCAACGCTCGAGGTCGCCCTTGCCCCAGGCGAAGGCGAGCATGACGAACCGGTACGGATCCGCGTAGCAGTCCGCGATCGCGTCCGCGAGCAGGAGCTCACTTGACGAGTGCGAGTCGCTTGCGCCCATCGTTCAGCCGCTCTTCGATTTCCTTCGCCATGACGTGCTCGACGCGTTGGTCGACATCGAGCTTGTCACCGTACTTCTGCGGCGCCGTGACCTTCAGGAACCATCGCCGCGTTTCCAACTTCACCTTGGCCCGCTCGACCAGGTCGCGCGTCTCGCGCTTGGTCTGCTTCGTCATCTTGCCATCCTTGCCCGGAACTTCAGTCGTCGTCACGATCTCGCCGATCTCGACCGTGTCGGAGATCTCGAGCATCTCGTCGAAGATGGCATCCTGCATCGCGTCGCGCGCCAGGCGGTAGCGGTCACGCGCCTCGAGGTCGCGATCGCAGAGCTTGTAGAAGTCGTTCGGGCTGATCGGTTGCTTCGCGATGGCGCGCCGGACCGCGGTGCCGCTGCGGACGTCCTCGAGGATCGCGTCGAACTGCTCAGGCGTCATTGCAGCCGCGCCGCTCCGAGCGGATAGCCTTCGTCGCCGGGCAGGATCAGCGACGGCCGCGCCATCTGCTCGAGCCAGGCCTTCGCGATCGCTTGCGCGGTGCCTTCGTCGCAGTCGGAGCCGACGGCCTGGTTCCACGCGTCGCGGGCGAACTTCACCAGGGTCGCGACGGTCGCGGTCTTGATCGAGTCGTGATCCATGATCACGCGCGCCTGGCGCACCGGGATCGTGAGCGTGAACGACGGCGAGGTCGGATGCCCGCCGCGGGCGCCGGCCGGGTGGAACGCGACGGCGACGTCCATGTCGACGCGCTCCTTCTTCGCGTGCTCCGCGGCGACGGCGTGCGTGGTCGCGTCCTGCTGGTGCTCGAGCTCGTTGCTCATCGGTCGTAGGGGTCGCGCGCCTTGCTGACGTGCGGCCTGGTTCCGTGATCGAGCGGCAGCGCCGGCTTGTGCGAGCTCATGCTCGTCGACGCGTGCGCCGGCCTTCCACCACCGGCTGCACGCTGCGTGTTGAGTGCGATGGCAACGGCCTGCTTCTGCGGCTTGCCCGCTGCCATCTCCGTCGCGATGTTCAGCCCGACGGCGGCCTTCGATCCCGACTTGTCGAGCGGCATGGTCAGGGCGCAGGCGCAGGTGCGATCGCTGCCTGCAAAGCTGCCGTGTCGGCCTCGATCGCCGCCTTGACGTCCGTCAGCGCGGCAACGGCCGCCGGTTCGTCGCCGAGTGCCGCGATCGCCGCGGCCAACTTCGCCGTCGCGTCCTGGAGGGCAGCAATGGCCGCCGTGACTGCTTGGTGTTCGGTTGCCGTGTCGGCCTTGATGGCGTCAACGAGATCGGTGAGTGCTGACATCGTGGGTGCTCCCAGGTTGATGTGAACGTGAACGTGTAGGTCGAAGCGCACGGTCGCGAGTGTGCACCCACGTTGACGGCGCGGTCAAGCGCGAGCGGGGGCGATGGCGTTACGCGCTCGCGCTCCCCTCCTGCTGTATCGCCAGTCGTTCGGCTGCGTCCTCGAGGAGGTCGGCTGCGCGGCGTGCATGCAGCGGCTTGCGCCATCCGGTGGGGGGTGCGGTGCGGTTGAAGTTGCGCGCACGGAACGGCGGGAAGTGACGGTGGCACCACCATTGATCGGAGCCGAGCGTCGAGTCAGCGAGGGCACCGGGAGCACGGCAGCGATTGCCCTGGCCGTCGGTGGAGTGGCAGAGATGGCGCTCGAGGTCGGCCTTGGTTTCGACGCCTGGCTCATGCCATCCGCAGAGGGTGCAGTTGTCGCCGTCGACGGGGGCGTTGCAACGTGGGCAGTCGCGCATCAGAGTCTCCCTTGTTCCATGCGTTTGAGGATGTTGTTCTGCCAGGTCTGGAACCATCGCAGCTTGATCCCGCGGTCGCCTGACAGGTCGGACCAATAGTTGCGGAACTCGACCCAGATCTGCACCGCGCGTTGCGGGGTGATGCCGGCAACTTCGCACGCCCAGTCGCGCCACGGTTCGGGCAGGGGTGCATCGGGCTCGAGGCGTGTGCCCTTGAGGGCCTTGGCCGCGGCGCGCTTGTTCGCGATCTGCGGATCCGGGAGCAAGGCGGCCTGCCGAGTCTTCCCCTCAGACTCCCCTTCTACGTACGTATGCTTATCTTTACCCTCAACCTTAACCTCAACCTCAGCGCGTAGCGGTAACAGAGGCGCTACGTTGCGCGCTTTATTTTCAGCAGGTTGCAAGGGGGCTGTTTGGTCGCGATGCCGCTTGAAGCGTGAACGCTCGCGCAACATCGACAGCACCAGACCGGTCAGAAAGTCGTGGTACAGACGGCCGTCGGAGTGGCGTTTCCAGCCCCGCATCAGCGTCCCGCGGTGCAGGTCGAGGTAGGCCTTGGGCATGCGCAGGATGGCGGCGATGAGCTCGTCGTTGTCGGGCAGGGTCGCGATCGGGATCTGCTCCCAGGCGAGCGTCCACAGGAACACCAACCAGGCGCGGAGCTCAGGCGGGGACTCCGGCCGATCGGCGAGCATGAACGTCGTCGACTGGCGGATGCGCCCGACATCGAGGCGCAATCCGTAGTTGCCGGCGCGGGTGTCGGCCGGATACGGTGGCGCGGGCATTGGTTCGGAGGAGACGACGGACAGATTCGACATGCGAGCAGTCAGCGCAGGAGCCATAGGATGAGCCGGATGAGTGAGTAAAGCAGCGCCGCGACGGCGTAGGGGGAGAGGATCCACAGCACCGAGCGCCAGGTGAACGCACCGCGTTGCGTCTGCATGATGCCTCAGATGACGAGCAAGGGACGGCGGCCGCGGTGGGCGACGAACGGATCCCAGGGACGCAGGAACTTCGGCTGCAGCGTGACGCGATCGTCGGCCGGGCCGTCGATGTAGAGCAGGTCGACGCGCCCGCGGTGCACGCGGCAGATCTTCGCGGTGCGCCCCGATGGCGTGATGACGTGATCGCCCTTGCGGCAGTCGGCGAGGATCATGCCGCGGCCTCGAGCGATGAGACGCCGACGATCACGCACGCCTGCTCGCGCCGCTCGCGCCGGCTGATCGAGATCTCGTCGACCTGGGCGTCGTTGACGTAGACGCCCGCCTTCTGCAATGCGTCGAGCACCGGCTTGACCAGGTTGTCCAAGTCACGCGCGCGCCGATCGGGCGGGAAGGCGAGGATCTGCACCATCAGCCGGGCATTGCCGAAGGCAGGCACGCGGGCCTGGTTGCAGGCGTACCACACCTCGCGCCGGAAGGTCTTGTGCTCCGCGGTCAGGATCCGACCGCCGCGGCCGTTGGGCAGCGTGTTGTGGTTGAGCGTCGGCGGCCAGGGAAGCTGGACCGAGTAGACCGGAGGCGCCTCGAGCCGCGCGATGGCGTCGGCAAGGGGCAATTCCGGGGCCTGGGTGATCGACCCGGCAGGGACTGGCACCTTCGCCCGTGCTCGCCGCTTGCGTGCGGCATGGCCCGCGCTAAGCCAGTCCTTCGACGAAGTCAGGTGCGGTGCCGGGCGCCGATGGTTCGACATGCTCATGCTCCCCTTTGCGATCCGCTCGCAGCCGGCCGCGAGTGGCGATTTGAATCAGCGCCTGCTGGCCGAGCGGGATCCCCCGCCGGCGCCAGATGGACACCGTCGCCCGAGACAGGCCTAGCTTCTGCGCGGCCCGCGACTGGCTCTTGTAGTGAGCTACCAGGTCGTCAACGTTCATGGCCCCGAGTTTACACCCGGATCCGTCAACAGGCGCAACTACCGTTCGTCGGCTGGCCTCACGACCGTGTTGAAAGTGGTTGACAGGTTTCCCGTGGAACATTTACATTGGAGGCATGGAAGCGAACCAACCAGGAGCCCACAAATGACCAACCTCTCCCGCCGCCCGATCGTCCTCGCCTACGGTCTGGGCGTCGACTCGACCGCCGTCATCGTCGGCTGCGTGCAGCAAGGCCTGCCGATCGACGCGATCCTGTTCGCCGATGTGGGCGGCGAGAAGGACGAGACGTATGCCTTCCTGCCGATCATCAATGCCTACCTCGAGAAGCACGGTTACCCGACCGTCGCCGTGGTGCGCTACCAGGCGCAGAACTTCAAGCACTACCCCCCGTATGCGACGCTCGAGGAGAACTGTCTCACCAATGGAACGCTGCCGTCGGAAGCGTTCGGGTTCGGATCGTGCTCGCAGAAGTGGAAGGCGACGCCGCAGAAGAAGTGGCTCGAGGCCTGGGCGCCGGCGATCGCGACGTGGGCCCGCGGCGAGAAGGTCATTCGCCTCATCGGGTTCGATGCCTCCTGCGCCGACCAGAAGCG